CTGGAGAGTTACAAAAACTACATTAAGACTAGGACGTAGGATCGTAGGTAAGTGTATGATGGGCTCAACTTCAAACGCATTAGATAAAGGTGGAAACAACTTCAAAAAACTTTACTACAATTCAGATGTTACAAAAAGAAATAGAAATGGACAGACAAGTAGCGGACTCTATTCTCTTTTCATCCCTATGGAATGGAACTACGAAGGATTCATGGATACTTTTGGATTACCTGTATTCATTACACCGAAAAATAAAACGATCGGAAGAGACGGTGTTAGAATTACAATCGGAGTAATAGAGCATTGGGAAAATGAAGTAGATGGTTTAAAATCTGATCAAGACAGTTTAAATGAATATTATCGACAATTTCCAAGAACTGAAAAACATGCATTTAGAGACGAGACTAAACAAAGTTTATTTAATCTAACTAAAATATACGAACAAATAGACTATAACGAGGATTTTAATAATTCAGCTAACGTTACTAAAGGAAGTTTTATATGGCAAAACGGAGTTGCAGATACTAAAGTTGAATTTAGACCAAACAAAGATGGTAGGTTTCAAATATCTTGGATACCACCTAAAAGTTTACAAAACAATGTAATAGTAAAAGATGGACTTAAATACCCTGCAAACGATCATGTCGGAGCATTTGGTTGTGATTCTTATGATATTAGTGGTACTGTCGATGGCAAAGGGTCTAATGGATCACTACATGGATTAACTAAGTTTTCTATGGAAGATGCACCACCTAATCATTTCTTTTTGGAGTATATAGCTAGACCACAGACTGCTGAAATATTTTTTGAAGATGTTTTAATGGCATTGCATTTTTATGGTATGCCTATACTGGCTGAAAATAACAAACCAAGGTTGTTATATTATTTGAAACGTAGGGGTTATAGAAACTTTAGTATGAACAGACCTGACAAGGTATGGAACAAATTATCTGTAACTGAAAAAGAAATTGGTGGAATACCTAACTCAAGCGAGGATATTAAACAATCTCACGCTGCGGCTATTGAAGCTTATATAGAATCATACGTTGGTATGATTGGAGAAGTACAAGGTGATATGTATCATCAAAAGACATTAGAAGACTGGGCTCATTTTGATATAAACAATAGAACAAAACATGATGCCTCTATTAGTTCAGGTTTAGCCATCATGGCTTGCAATAGGAACAAGTATAAACCTGTTGCTGAAAGAACTGTAAAAAAAATAGACTTAGGATTTAAAAAATATAATAATGATGGATCACTATCAAAAATACTATAATAAATGATTTATACTAATTCACAAAGCTCATTTCCTGATCAGGTAGTACCTCAAGAAGAGAAAATGACACTAGACTACGGCTTAGCTGTTGGTAGAGCTATAGAAGGTGAGTGGTTTTCTAGTTCTGTAGGTGGCGCGAGGTATTCTAACAATTATAACATATTCCATAGAAGAAGACTTTACGCTAGAGGTGAACAGTCTATACAAAAGTATAAAGATGAATTATCAATAAATGGAGATTTATCTTATTTAAACTTAGACTGGACTCCAGTTCCTGTAATACCTAAGTTCGTAGATATAGTAGTCAATGGTATGTCTGAAAAAATATATGACATAAAGGCTTACGCTCAAGATCCTGCTTCTCAAAAGAAAAGAACTTCATACGCTGAGAAACTTCATAAAAACATAGTTACTAGAGATTTTATGAACGAAGTAAAACAACAAATGGGTATTGATATATCTGAAGTTGATTCTGGTGAAAACGTTCCACAAAATGAAGAAGAATTAGAAATACATTTACAATTAGACTATAAACAGTCTATAGAAATAGCTGAAGAAGAAGCTATAAACAATACTTTAGATAGAAATAAGTTTGAATTAGTTAAGAGAAGATACTATAAGGATTTAGTGGAATTAGGAATAGGTATTGTAAAAACATCTTGGAATCCTTCTAATGGTGTAACGGTTGAGTATGTGGATCCAGCTAACGTGGTTTATTCATATACTGAAGATCCTAATTTTGAAGACATATATTACGTTGGTGAAGTTAAAAATATATCTTTACCAGAGTTGAAAAAAGAATTTCCTAACATATCTGACGAGGAGCTACAACAAATTCAAAAGTTTCCAGGTAATACTAATTATAGAAGAAATTATAGAGGAAACAGGGACGATGATACTGTTCAAGTGTTGTACTTTGAATATAAAACTTACGCTGATCAAGTATTTAAAATAAAAAGAACTGCGTCAGGTTTAGAAAAAGCTTTAGAAAAACCTGATACTTTTATGCCTCCACCTAATGATGGCTTTGAAAGAGTTAGTAGATCTATAGAGGTTTTATACAGTGGAGCAAAAATATTAGGACATCCAATAATGTTAGACTGGAAGGTAGCTGAAAATATGACTAGACCTAAGTCTAATTTAACTAAGGTTAACATGAATTATATCTTGTGTGCTCCGGATATATACAAGGGAAGAATAACATCGTTAGTTGAAAGGATGATTACTTTTGCCGACATGATACAGTTGACTTCTTTAAAACTTCAACAAGTATTGTCTCGTATCGTTCCAGATGGTGTTTACTTAGATGTTGACGGTTTAGCAGAAGTTGACTTAGGTAGTGGAACTAGCTATAATCCAAAAGAAGCTTTAAACATGTATTTTCAAACTGGTTCTATTGTTGGTAGATCAATGACTCAGGATGGAGATATGAATCCAGGTAAAATACCTATTCAAGAGCTTAACAGTAATAATGGTATGGCTAAGATACAAAGTCTTATTCAAACTTATCAATATTACTTACAAATGATAAGAGATGTAACTGGACTAAATGAAGCTAGAGATGGTAGTAATCCTGACAAAGACGCTTTATTAGGTTTACAGAAGTTGGCTGTGGCTCAATCAAATGTAGCAACTAGACACATATTAGACGCAGGTTTATATCTTTGTCTAAGAGCGTGCGAAAATATATCTCTGCGTATAGCAGACTCGCTAGAATTTGAACTTACTAATGAAGCTTTAGTAAATAGTATAAGCTTATATAATGTAGCTACTTTAGAGGAAATGAAAGAGTTACATTTGTATGACTTTGGTATATTTTTAGAATTAGAACCTGATGAAGAAGAAAAACAGGTGTTGGAGCAAAACATACAAATAGCCATGAAAGCTGGTCAAATAAATTTAGAAGATGCTATTGACATTAGACAAATAAATAATTTAAAACTAGCTAATCAATTACTTAAGTTAAAGCGTAAACAAAAAGCTAGAGAAGACCAAGCTCAACAACAAAAAATGATAAAAGCTCAAGCTGACGCTAATGCAGAGTCTGCTGAAAAAGCTGCAATGTATGAAGTTCAAAAACGTCAAGCTATAGCTGAAACTGAGTTACAAATAGAACAAGGTAAGTCTCAATTTAGAATACAGCAAATGCAAGTTGAACTTCAAAACGAACTTACTCAAATGGAACAGAAGTTTAAGTATGACATGCAGCTCAAACAAATGGATCTTAATGAAATAACTACTAGAGAGCAATTTATAGAGGATAGAAAAGATCAAAGAACAAAATTACAAGCAACGCAACAAAGTCAAATGATACAACAAAGACAAAGCGGTTTGTTACCTACGGATTTTAGTAGCCAACCAAATGGAGAACCATTAGCGGCTGAAATAAAATCTCAAGTGCCACAAGCACCTGAACAAAACATGGAGCCACCTATGGTTTAATCTCCACAGTAATTATATAATATCATATCATGGAAGAAAAAAAAGAAGAAGTAAAACAAGAAGGTGAATTTAAAGTAAAGAAAAAGCCTGGAAGACCTAAAAAGTTAACTAGTAATAAAAAAGAAACACCTAAGATAGAATTTAAAAAAGAAGAAGATGCCGTTCAAGAGTCAAAAACAGAGGAAACTTTGCTACAGCCTGATGAGAAGAAGGAAGAACAAAACGTGGGACTGCAAGAAGTGGGATCAACACACAAAGAAGAAAGTGTTACCAAAGAGATTAAAGAAGAAGTAACACCAATAGCTGAAATAACTGAAGATGAACAGAAAGAGGTAAAAGACACTGAGAAAAAGTTAGAAGAAGCTATTAGGGATGAAAAAGTATTAGGCAAGAAACTACCAGAAAATATTGAAAAGTTAGTTTCTTTTATGGAGGAAACAGGAGGCGACATAAATGACTATGTAAGACTAAACGCTGATTACTCTAATGTAGACGAAGATACTTTATTAAAAGAATATTATAAAAATACTAAACCACATTTAGATAGCTCTGAAATTGATTTTATTATGGAAGAGAATTTTAAAGTGGACGAAGACTACGACGAAGAGCGAGACCAGCGTCGTAAAAAACTCGCTAAAAAAGAAGAGGTTGCAAAAGCAAAAAACTTTCTTGAAGACTTAAAAACAAAATATTACGATGAAATCAAGTCGAGGCCTACCGTAAACAATGAAATGTCTAAAGCAAGTGAGTTTTTCAACCGATATAACAAAGAACAAGAAATAGCTAAAAAGCGACATGAGGATTTTAAGAATTCTACTAACAAAATGTTCTCTGAAGAATTCAAAGGTTTTGATTTTTCTGTTGGAGAAAAAAAGTTTAGATATTCTGTTAACAATCCAAGCGATGTTGCTGAAGCCCAATCTGATATTTCAAATGTAGTTAAGAAGTTCTTAAACGATAAAGGAGAAGTTATAGATGTTAAAGGTTATCATAAAGCTATGTACGCTGCTAGAAATGCTGATACTATTGCACAACACTTTTACGAGCAAGGCAAAGCTGATGCTGTTAAAGATGTAGTTGCTAAATCAAAGAATATAAATAAGGATGTTAGACAAACTAGTACTCCTGATGATATATATTTAAATGGGTTTAAAGTAAAAGCTGTTAGTGGTGTAAATAGTTCTAAACTAAAGATCAAAAAAAAATAAACTAAAAATTAAAAAAAATGGGATTTTTTGAAAGTGTTGGACCTGGTTTAATACCAACTCAACAACAAACTGCTTTATCTACAAATTACCTACAGTGGAACGATGCTGCTGGAGCTAATTTTGCTGATTTCGCACAACAATACCTACCTGAGCTGTATGAGCAAGAGGTAGAAAGATTCGGTAATAGAACATTATCTGGATTTTTAAGAATGGTAGGCGCAGAGATGCCTATGACATCTGATCAAGTAATTTGGTCTGAACAAAATAGACTACATATTGGTTACGAAGATGTTTCTGTAAACGTAGCTACAGGTGTATTTACTGTTAATATTCCAGCTGGTGGAAATGAAGTTGTAATCAGAGAGAATCAAACTTTTGTAGTTTATGATCCTGTAAGTGGTACAACTTTAAGAGGTTTAGTTACTTCAGCTCCAAACCCTGGTTCTCCAGGCGCTGTTACTTTTACCGCTGCTTGTTATAGTCAAGCTACTTTTGCTGGTTTAGCTAATAGTGGAAATAAACTATTTGTTTATGGTTCTGATTTTGCTAAAGGAACGGAAGGAATGAAAGGATCTGTAACTCCAGCTTTCACTCAGTTTTCTAATAGACCAATTATCATTAAAGATAAATACGAGGTTAATGGATCTGATACTGCTCAAATTGGTTGGGTTGAAGTTGCTACAGAAGACGGAACATCTGGGTTTTTATGGTATATGAAAGCTGAATCAGAAACTAGACTTAGATATGAAGATTACTTAGAAATGTCTATGGTTGAATCAGTTGAAGCTGTTGCTGGTGGTGGCGTTGCTACAATTGCTGGACCTACAGCTGGTAGAGGTACTCAAGGTATGTTTGATGCTATTAGAGACAGAGGTAATGTATACGCTCAATTCTCTGGTGCTGCTGCTCCTGGAGCTGGTGCATTAGGTGATTTTGATTCTATCTTACAAGAATTAGATTTACAAGGTGCTATTGAAGAAAACATGTTATTCCTAGATAGAGCTACTGCTTTAGATTTTGATGATATGATAGCTGCTCAAGCTGGTGGTGGATATAACAACACAAGCGCTGCTTCTTATGGTTTATTCGATAACGAAGCTGAAATGGCGTTAAACTTTGGTTTCTCTGGATTTAGAAGAGGTTCTTACGACTTCTATAAAACTGATTGGAAATATCTAAATGATGCTTCTACTAGAGGATTAGTTAACGATATTAAAGGTGTGTTAATTCCTGCTGGAACTTCAACAGTATATGATCAAATGTTAGGATCAAACATCAGACGTCCGTTCTTACACGTAAGATACAGAGCTTCTGAAACAGAATGAAATCATGGATTACTGGTTCAGTAGGTGGAGCTTATACTTCATCTCTTGATGCTATGGAAGTTCATTATCTTTCTGAAAGATGTCTATGTGTACAAGCTGCAAATAATTTCGTATTGTTCGTAGACTAATTTATTAACTTTAAAAAAATATAAATTATGGGAGCAATAAGAATAAATTTAGCAAATGGAAGCGACTACTTGTTAAGTATTAACCCTAACGCTGTTTACTCTGTTGATGGAGCTAGCACCACGGAAGTTGGTATAAAAGAATCGATAGGTGGTAATGAAGTTATATACGCTATATCTTTTGTAGATGAAAATGATAAATGGGATGATTTTTTAAGTAATGGTATAGCTGTACTTGAGAAAGTAGCGCCTAATCCAGGATTCACAAGTTTTACTGGTTACATAACGCCTACTATCATTGATTCTATAGAAAGAGCAATGCAAGGAGACACGGTTGTAGACTTAGCTTTCGCCGTACCTTCTGTGGACAATAGCTCTATGCCGTTATATGATGACTGCAGAGCTAAAGCTGACGACGAAGTCGCGAATTTTACAGCACAATTAACTCAACAAATATCTGAAGCAAGTAAACTTGGTCAGACCGAATTTAGATTGCCTGAAGGCGGTGGTATAATTGTTATAGCTGATTGGACTCCTCAAGACTCAGAAGCTTATGGTCAAAGTATATATGGAAATGCAGCTAATTGCGCAAACAAGTACATAAAATACGAGACTATGTCAATATTTAATTCAGTAACAACTGGACCTTAATATCATAATTATAAATATAAGCCCCTGTAAAAAGGGGCTTTTTAAAAATTAAAAAAATGAGAAACTTAATTGTAAACCAAATTAGTGGTGATTCTAAGAAATTATTTCCATTTCCTGGTGATATTGAATCTATAGTTATAGAAGGCGATTCAAGATATGTTAGTTTGATTATAGACAGGTTGGATGGTACGTTTTATGGTTTGTGGTTTTTGTTTGATTATAGTGATAGTATTTTACCTAGTTCGGATTTTCTTCAATATGCTGAACAAGCTTCTATTTTAGGACTTGACGGGTGGACTCAATATCTTAAAGACTATGTAAGTATTTTATTAGATCCTGCAAAAGATAAATCATTATATGGTAATTATAGATCTAGATTGGTGGAAGATATAAGAGAATGGTTATTAACTGATGATCAATCTTTTGAATTAAAGCTAGTACAGGCTTTGCAAGACACTAAACAACTAGAAGCTTTAACAGCTTTATGGCAAAACAATAGCGTATTAACAGAGTCACAAACTTACAAAAAAGGTGATCAACCAATTATGAATACTCTTCATCAATATTATGAAGGAATTTATTCTTGTGCTGATTGTACTGGAGCTCAACCTGGTTTATCTATAGGTAACGCTTATCCAGGAAAATCTATTACTAAGTTTTGGACATGTGGTTTTGAGGAATCAAGTGATAAAGCGGCTTTAGTAAGTTCAATTGAAAAAATTATTGAAGGTGAAAAAACTAAGCAGTGTCTTGAAATGAAGGAGAAGTATTGGACAACCGAAAGGTTTGACGAGTATATACTTTGCCGTAAAAACACTGAAGCAGAAATTACTGATGTAGAAAGTCAAATTGATCAAGCAAAACAACAAAAACAAGCCGCAGAAGATGAGGCACAACAAACTGAACAAGACATTCTAGACACCGAAGCGGAAAAGAAAATCTTAGAAGATGATTATAATCAGTGTATTAAGGATTGTGCAGGCGATGCAGCTTGTGAAACTAAGTGTACAACTGATTATCAAGCTGAGTTAGCAGGTTTAAACGCTTTGTTAGCAAAACTAAATACAATTTTAGATGAAACCAATCAAAACATCGAAAACCTAAATAGTTTAATTAAAAATTTAATGATTCAACAAGAAAATTTAAATACTACATTAGAATATATTAATAAGTGTTTTGACCAGATACAAGAGTCTTGTGGTGCAGCTTAAAAAATAAATAAAATAAAAATTATATTATATTATATTATGAAAAAAGAAGAAAAATGGGAGATAAAAGATAGAAACTATTACTTATCTCGAAATCAATCACCTATAACCTATACACTACCTTCTAAACACACTAGAAGATTCCCATTGTTATACTTTGATGAAGAATCAAACAAGCAAAGAGAATTAAGATATGCAAGTAACCAAAACAGCCCTTTTGTTGATGAGCAAGATGGTATGGCTACTTTAGAACATATAGTGTTTAGAGATGGTGTATTACATGTTCCTAAAGAGAAACAATCTTTACAAAAATTATTGTCTTTGTACCATCCTGGTAGAGGTAGAAGGTACGAAGAAATGGATGAAATTAAAGAAGCTACAGATGATTTAGAAACATTAGAATATCAGTTTCAAGCTTTAGCATTAGCTAGAGAAATATCTTTAGATCATGCAGAAGCTATATTAAGGGTAGAAAATGGATCAAGCGTAACCTCGATGAGTTCTAAGGAACTTAAAAGAGATTTACTTATATTTGCTAAAAATAATCCTTTACTATTCTTAGAATTAGCTAATGATGAAAATGTAGAGCTAAGAAACTTTGCTATAAAAGCTACAGAATCACAAATAATAAAACTATCTCAAGATCAAAGAACTTTTGCTTGGGCTAGCAATGGCAAAAAACTAATGACTGTTCCATTTGAAGAAAACCCATATTCAGCTATGGCTGCTTGGTTTAAAACTGATGAAGGAGTTGAAGTTTACAAATCTATAGATAAAAAGTTAAAATAAAATTTAACCTGTAATAATAGTAAAAGGGTGGCTTACCGCCACCTTTTTTTTTAAAAATATTTAAATGGCTATAAACGTAAATACTGTATATCAAACTGTCTTGCTCGTATTAAACAAAGAGCAAAGAGGCTATATAACACCTAATGAATTCAACAAGATAGCCACTCAAGTTCAATTAGAAATTTTTGAAAGTTATTTTGAAAGATTAAATGTTGAGTTGAGAAAACCTGGATTTGAAGAAGAATATGCGGATAGGGTAGATCACTTAGAAGAATCAATATCGATATTTAAAACTTATGGACAAGCCACTTACTACGACCCTGGAGCTGGCGCTGAGCCGTATTTTTATTTACCTCAAAACGTGCATCGTATAGGCACTATAATGTATAAAGGTGAACAAGAAATGCAAATGACAAATAGAGGTGATTACTTAAGATTATACATGTCTAAGCTAACTAGGCCTACTACTAATTACCCTATGTACATCCAAGAAGGCAATGTTAACATACCAGGTTTATGTGATGATTGCATAAGAATTTATGGTTACCCAGACACAATAAAAGCAAACGTTAATATATCTTATATTAGAAAGCCTAAAGATGTTATATGGGGATATGGTGTTGGACCATTAGGACAATACATATGGGATGGATCTCCAAACTTCACTTTATCACCGGTAATTCCAACCACTGGATCTGTAAACTTTGAACTTGACGAAACTGAACAAGTTGAAGTTATACTAAAAATATTAATGTATTCAGGTGTGGTTATAAGAGATAATCAAATAATTCAAGCTGCAGCCGCTGAAGCACAGCAAATAGGTATTTCACAACAACAATAAAATATTATGGCTAATTCTCCTAATAATGGTTTAATAAATGAAACCAACGAACAATATTACGTTGGAACACAAAGCAATATCGTTAGCTCAACTACAGGTGTTATCGATGAGATGGTATTTACTTTTAATGAAGTTTTAACACTTGGTTCTTCAAGCTCTTGGGATCCTAACGACCCTGACTATGGTTTAAACAATTTTGTATTAGAATGGAGTATAGATGGTTTACAGCCTTGGAATTTATGGGATGGAAATCCTATAGCTACAGGCTCTGGTGGAGGTTACAGTATTTCAAGTTTTTCCAATATAACACCATATAGTGTAATAAGATTTATTGAACCTGATGCTATACCTGATGGATATTATGTTAGGGTAAAACTAAAATCTGATCTAGTTGAAGGAGCACCTAACTATGGAGATTATCAATATATATCTATATTCGATATTGTGAATAATTTCATGATAGGTTATGTTGGCAGTGATAAAGTAATATCAAAAGTTAAAAGATCTGATGTTTTATTTTACGCTAAAAGAGGACTACAAGAGTTTTCTTATGATACTTTACGTTCTGTTAAGTCTCAAGAACTTACAATTCCACCTAGTTTGTCTGTGATAATACCACAAGATTATGTAAACTATGTTAATTTATCGTGGGTAGATCAAGAAGGTATTAAACATATAATATACCCTACAACTTTAACTAGTAACCCAACTGAACAACCTATACAAGACGGTGGAGACTATGGTATACCTGTTCAAGATGATTATGGAGAAAACCTAGAGGGAACATCAATAACTAACGAAAGATGGAAAAACATACCTCCTTTTAATCAGCCAAATTTAACAGCTCTATATAATCAAGGTATAGGCCAAAGTATATATAATCAAAGAGAAGTAGGATTATTAGGACAAAGATACGGCTTAGAACCTGAAGTAGCTCAGTCAAACGGTTGGTTTACTATAGATAAAAGAGAAGGTAAATTTTCTTTTAGTAGTAATTTATCTGAAAAACTTATACTTCTAGAGTATATATCTGATGGTTTAGCTTATGATGAAGACACTAAAGTACCAAAACTAGCAGAGGAAGCTTTATACATGCATATAGCATATAGCATATTATCTACTAGAAGAAATATACCTGAACATATAATTCAAAGATTTAAAAAAGATAGAAGAGCGCAATTAAGAAATGCTAAAATAAGGTTATCAAATATTAAATTAAACGAATTTGTTCAAATTATGAGAGGTAAATCTAAATGGATTAAAAATTAAATTATGCCAGAAGTAAAAAATACTTTTATTCAATCTAAAATGAATAAAGACCTAGATGGTAGAATTTTACCTAATGGTCAATATAGAGATGGACAAAATGTCCAAATAAGTAGATCAGAAGGTGATGATGTAGGCGCTTTAGAAAATGTTCTTGGAAATGAATTTTTATCAAATTTTAATATAACTAATAACGAGGTAGAAATAATAGGTTATTTAAAGTCTGATACTTTAGATTCTATATTTTTATTTTTAACTAACTATACAGATTCGTCTCCATCAAAACTTGATAACATTGCTTCTGGAATAGCTGGAGAACATTATATAGTAAGGTATGATATTAAAAATTCTTTATCTACTACTTTAGTACAAGGTGATTTTTTAAACTTTTCTAAAACTCATCCCATAACTGGTGTTAACCTATTAGAGGATTTACTATTTTGGACTGACAATAGAAATCAACCTAGAAAAATAAACATAACTTTAGCTAAAGATTTAAGTTTCTATACTAGGGAGGATCAAATATCTGTTTCAAAATACTATCCTTACGAACCAATATCATTGCTAGAGGAAGATTCTGCTAGTAATGGAAGATTTCAATCTTCTATGAAAGATGTTGTTAGTGACTATTTACCTATACACGCTGCTGCTAGAATTGCTGACGTTCAAGTTGGTGGGAATAGTAATAAAATAAATTTAAGTGGAATATACACTAACATAAGGCCAGATGCTAATGGTATACATGGTGACAAAGTTACTGGCGCAAATTTAGATTTTGACGAAGATTCAAATAATCCTATAACTGTAAAAGATTTTCTAATATATCCTAGTACATCTACAGATTATGGTAAGACACTTATAGAATTAGCTAATCTTCAAGGACCCCATCCAGACGTAGATGATATATTATATTTCCAGAGACAAAATCCACAGTACAACCCTAAATGGCCTGGTGATAAAGAGTATTTAAAGAAAAGATTTCCAAGATTTAGTTATAGGTTTAAGTTTATTGATGGAGAGTATTCTTTGTCAGCTCCATTTACGCAGATAGCTTTTGTGCCAGAACAAGACGGTTATTTTATTGGTAAGGATGCTATAATTGGCGAAGAAGATCCTGAAGGAAGTTTAGTAGGCGACGAAGGATCTACCATAGAATCAACTATAGTTGGTTTTATGAAAAACAAAATAAAAGACATAGGGTTATTTATACCAGCACCAACCACAGGTAATAGCACTCAAAGACTTACTTGGGCTCAAGTAAATAATCGTCTTCATATTACTGAAATAGATATACTATACAAAGAGGCACAGTCTAATAAAACAACTATAGTAGATACTCTTTTACTAAGTGATATTGGTAATTTAAATCAAGAGTTTTACAAGTACGAGTACCAATCTAAGAAGCCTTGGAAAACATTGCCTCCGTCTCAAACAACTAGAACTAGTGAAGCTACTCCAATTAGAGCTTTAGCACAAGAGGTTTCAGGTAATAGAGTTATGTATGGTAATTATATTGACAAGCATTCATCTCCAATAAACTTAAACTACACTGTTCAAATAGACCAAAAAATTCCACTACCAAAGCAAGAATCACCATTACCTAGTAATTTTAATGAAAGATATGCGTACGTAAGAAAGGAGTATCAAAATCATACTTTAAAACAAAATAGAACTTATCAAGTTGGTATAGTATTATATGATAGATATGGTAGACAGTCCAATGTTATTTTATCTAGTATAATAAATCCTAATGCTTTCGACCAAAGAGGATCTACTATTTACCACAGTTATAAAAACTCAGAAGACACTTTGCTTACTGACAAGTATCCAAATGATGGCTTTTTAAATCCTTCAGATGCTGATACATGGCCTGGAGATCAATTAAATTTATTCTTTTACAGTATTATACCTAAATTAAAAAATAGTGAGGGTTATCCAGGTTTATACAGTGAAGTTGATGGTAAGATAGTTAGTTTATCTTTCAGTGGTATAGATCAAATACCACCTGATCCGCCTAACTGGGATCCAGCTAATAATTCTTGTGTAGTTACAGGATCGATAAAAGGTAAAGATGCAACACAGATTGGATCAGTAACATTATCTTTTTACCCAGATGGTACTGTGAATGAAGTAATTAGTATAACATCTTCTAGTGGTTGGACTAATGGTGAAAGTTTTTTTATTGAATTTGATCCTGTTGGTTCACCTGGTTGTATAGTACCAACTTCTGCTAACAATTTAAGTGGAACTGTTGTAACGTCAATATCAAACCCTTTAGGTTGGTATAGCTGGAAAGCTGTAGTTAAACAATCAGAACAAGAGTATTATAATGTTTATTTGCCAACAACTTTAGCTGGATATCCTTGTAACGTTGACGGCGTGGAACCACCAAGTGATGGTGAATATGGAATGCCTGAATTTAAGTATGATAGAAATGCTTTTAACAACACATCACATATAGTACTTTTTGGTGATAATATAAACAAGGTATCAAGAGATCTACAAGAAGTTGGTCCTACTCAAGAGAAGTATAGAAGTTCAGTTAAATTGTTTGGTAGAGTAAACAATGTTGTTCAAGATTGGAGTGGTAATCAAGATGCTGTAAGTAATGTTGGTTTCAACCCTAGTTCTGATCCAGACATTGCTGCTCAAATAAGTACTATGACTAATTTAGGTTTAGGTGACTTAACAACTAATCCAACGTATCCTATTATACCTAATATATTCTTTGAAGGAAAAACAAACCCTCAAATAGCTAGAGTTAAAACAAATAAAAAATTTGGTATATTATCCCTTGGTTGCAATCCTGATGAAGCTGATCCAGGGCCTAATGATCAGTCTACAATGTATGGCACGACTCTATCAGTATATGAGACGTCTCCATTTGAGTCTGAATTAGACATTTTTTGGGAGACAACGACCTCTGGTTTGATATCTGATTTAAACTTTAAAATAGAAAACGAAGATAATACAATACCTGTAGATCTTTCTGATACTCAAATAAACTGGTCTGAAGAGGATGGTGTTGGAACTATTATTTCAGCAACTTTTGAAGCTATAGGTTCTTCTGGTCAAGGTTTAGGTAACTCTTGCGTTATAGAATTAGACTCTGTTACTAGAGCTGATGGGGCACCAATAGTTAATCTTATATCACTACAAGAAGATGGGGTAGGTACTGGTGAATATTACTTGTTAATAGCCACTACAAATAATTTTCCTCCTTTATTTAGATGTTATAATAATGACTTGTTAAATTTATATTATTTTAAGTTTACTATAACTAGAGATAATGGTATAGACCCACCTATAAGCATACAGGTTGAAAGATCTGGAACTGTAGGTAACGTAGCTCCAAACGCTGTTATTGGACCTGCCTTACCGGGTAGTTCAATAACTAACATGACTTGGCAAGAGGTTAAAACATCTATGAATGCTAGATGGAACGATTCGTCAATTACTATTGCTGACCTACCTAGGGGAGAGACTTTATTCACTCCTGAATATTCATCTGTTTATCCTGATAATAGCGGAGATTTTGGTAAACAAAATTACATCAATGCTTTTAATAATGGTACGATATCTTCTACTTCTAATTTTGGTGACCCAGGATTTGAAGGACATGTTGGGTATGGTAAAGTTTACGCAGCTATAGATGTATCTGGAGGATATAAGCATACAGCTTGGATGGGTATGGGCTACGGCATTAACATGTATGATAATTCTCTTTCTTTAAGAGATGCAAATTATGAAACTTTCGTTCCAGCTAGTGAATATTGGGGTTTTCCATCTGGTCTATATAATAGTATAGATGGTTTTGTTCCTGAACGTCCTAATAATAATTATGTTAATTATCCAAGTGGAAGAGAAAGAAACACTCCAGTATGGACAACTACTAACGACACAGCTCCTTTAGATGGTTGCGATGCGACTTTTGAAGTTGACACTACTTCGTATTATCCTGGTTGGCAAAGAATTGGTAGGTTCTTTCAAGGTGAAGGAATACATAATGGTATATTTGAAGCTTTTAATGGTCTGTACGGTTCTGCCGCTGGTATACCATTTCCACCAGCTTTAGGAAGAGCAGAAGAAATTGTTTTCTCCATTCCTAGAATGTATCAAGTTTCTATGTTTATGAGAAGTCCTTATTACCCAAGTCTTAGCAATAACCCAATTGATTACTCATTTAATTTTGCTTCTAACGGTCAAGCGCCATACCCATTTAGTCCTAGAATTAAATTCCCTATTCAATACAACTATTTTGAGTATGTTTTTGGCTTGTACCCTGTTCCAATATCTGCTCAATGGACAACTGACCCATCGCCTGATACTACAACTAATGCTTTTGGTTTCTATGATTGGAATGACCAAGTGTCAACTCAACAACCGCAGTTAGGTAGAAAAGTCGCAGAACTACCTCATACTCCTATATATTGGGATGCTAATAATAGTACTAGACCAGGAGCACAAGGAGGTGATCAGTCTATATATGCTAGAGGAGGAGAAGAGTATGTTGGTCAAAGATATAATAATGGTAATCATTATTGGGCTGATTTAGAAGCATTAAGTGAAAACGTTTTTGATAAATTTGCTGGTAAGTATGGTTGGACTAGTAAAAAAGAAATGGGTATGTTTAGGTTAGACTACAGGCCCGGTGCTAATACTTTTTATTACGCATCTGGAGCTAGTAGAAATCAAGGTGATACGTATTGTACCTTTCCTCAGCAGTTAGGTGAGTTTTGGGGTAGTCAACCTGCTAACGCGAGTGGATATGCTGGGTATATGGGACCTTTAGGAGCTCAAGGCACTGCTAGTGAGGGCGTATGTGATCCTTTAGAGTCTAGATTTACTTTTAACGCTAAAACGCTACCAGTTACATTTAACCCAGCATCGGGTTATGATAATCCTAGAGGCGGTTATATTCATGCTGGTGACTCTAACTTAGGTATAAAAGATATAAGGTGGAATACAGCTTGTGACGGTTTAAGCGCTTATCTATCTGGAAACGGTGTACCTCCAGGAAGATATGTCGTAACTCTAAGAGCTACTGATTTAAGTCCAGGTCCATTACCAGATCCTAAAGGTGCTTATGTAGAGTGGGATGTTCCTGTATACGTTCCTATGTTTAATGAAGCTTTATGTACTAAATGTTCATTAATCAACGCTTATTATTTCAATCCATAATTAATAAATAAAAAAATGGCTTTTCAAATACCTGTAACATATTTTAATTCTTTTTGGCTAAAGAAAGTAGTTGGCTACGCTGGTTTTGCCGAAAACATTGAAGACTATATAGAAAATAAAGGAGGAACATATGACAACGAGTCAACTGTAACCACAGACGTTGTATATGGCAATATAAACGCATCTAAGTACTTAATACCAACTTGGCCTGGTTTACCCTGGGGAGAGCAATTAAGTGAACCAGACGCGCTAGATCCTAGTGTTACTAGAGGATATCCTTGTTTCCCATGGGGAGGTGCTGACTGGAGTGATTCTACTAAAATACCGGCTTGTGGTGGTAGTTTAATAAATTCAAATAGTAGTAGAGAGCAGGGTCGTGATAGACAATGGTTTGTTGAAGAAGCTAGAATAGAAGGCGGCTTTAATAACACGTCTGTAGATTTTGGTGTTAAAGCTTATTTAGTTGAAGATGAAAATTTACAAAGTAATAGATCATCGTCTATAATATATTCAGGTGTATTTAATTCTAGAACTGGAGTTAATAACACGAACGTGTTTAACACAGCTGAGCCTATAACAAAAAGTTTAGATCCAGAAAATGGTAGTATTCAAAAATTATATGCTTATAATACTAATTTAACAATATTTCAAGAGAATAAAATTAGCAAAGCACTTATAGATAAAGATGCTATTTATTCAGCAGAAGGTGTTGGTACTCCAATTAGTTCTTTAACTGTTGTTATCGGGCAAATAGTTCCATATAAAGGCGAATACGGTATTAGTACTAATCCAGAATCTTGGGCGCAATTTGGTTTTAGACAATATTTTGTTGATAGATTTAGAAATGCTGTTTTAAGATTATCTAATGATGGTATAACTGAGATATCTACTTACGGTATGACAGACTATTTTAGAGACGTGTTATCAAACGTTACACAATCTGATATAACAGTTAAACTTAGTTTTCCATTTTTTACTGATTTAGAACCTGATGTTAGTATAATAACATTTCAAATATTTAACAATGATAGCGTTTGCGACTGCGAGGATATACCTATAGGCGCTAGTTTACAAGCTAATGGAATTACTATACAAGGCTTGTTTGTTGTTGCTGTTCTTCCTACGTCATCAGGTTCTACTTGTAGAGTTATTGTATCTAAGCCTTTTTCTGCATCTGATTTTAAAGACAGTGAATGGCCTGAGGAAGTTAGCTTTTTATATTTTGAAAACGATAGAATTGTAGGTGGTTTTGATACTCATAATAAAAATTATGTAGTGTCTGTTAGAGATTTTGAACCTAGTAGATGTGTTCCAACATTAAAATCAAATGCACCTTACTCTAACTATGCTCCTACAGTTGCTTTTGACGAAGCTATAAACGGTTGGGTTAGTTTTTACAGCTACGAACCTATTTTAATGACTAGTGTTAAAAATAACTTTTACAGTAGTGGTTATAAAGATTTGTATTTACACTACTCAAATAATGTAAATAGAGGTGATTTCTATGGGATATATAACTCAGCTAGTATTGAGTTTATATTTAATCCTCAACCTTCTGTTAATAAAGTTTTTCAAAATATTAGTTATGAAGGGACAAATGGATGGCAAGTTGATTACGTATATTCTGACCCTACTGAGTTTCAAGCTTTTAATGGTGGTTATATCTCAACTTTTGATACTACTAATTTAATATACAGCTACAAGCAAGGTGAGTATACAAATCCTAACACAGGCACAGTTGAGCATGCTGGTTTTACTAGAAAAGAAAATAAGTATGTTACAAACTTAGTTAACTCATCGTCTATAGCTCCTGGAGAAGTTATTTTTGGAAACTCAATGAGTGGTTTAAAAGGTTATTTTTTAACAGTAAAACTAAGTAGTGATGTTAATAGAACATTATCTAACGGCGATGAAATAGAACCAACTCAACTTGGCGGTATGAAAGAGTTATACGCAGTATCTTCCAAATGGGTGGTGTCGTCACAATAAAATTTAATTAAATTGAATATAAGAAAATTAAAAAAAGAAGATTTAAAAGTAGCTGAAAAATGGTGGGAGTCTTGGCCTAAGTGGAAGTCTCCATCTTTAGACTTTTTGCCAGACACTGGTGTTGTTGTTGAAAAAGACAACTTGCCAGTTGTTATTGGTTTTATATATTTAACAAATGCTAAAGTAGCTTTGTTAGAGTGGATAATATCAGATCCAGAATATAGAAAAAACGATAGAGATGCTTTAATAGAATTGCTAATTAAAGGAGCAGAAAACATGGTTAAGCATTTAGAATATAAATACTTATTCAGTGTATGTCAACATGAAAAATTAATTGACAAGCATAAGAAATTAGGATGGGTTATAGATAAATCTCCTTCTCATGAAATGACTAAAATTTTAAAATAAAAAAATATGGGACTAGTTACAGCGATTGTAGGAACAGCAGTTAGCGTAGGTATGGGAGTTGCTGCCTCTCAGAAAGCTAAAAAAGATAAAGAAGAAGCTGAAAGAAATAAAAGAGAACAAGAAGATATATTAAAAGGTTTAGAAGAAAGTAGACAGCCTGTTATAAATCCAATGGCTGGTTTAACTAACCACGCTGAAAAAGTTGGAGTAGCAACTCAAGCTGCTAGGTTTCAAGCAGAAGAAGCTGACATGGCTTTAGCTAATACTCTTGACACTATCATGGCTACAGGTGGTGGTGGTGGTGGTGCTACAGCACTAGCTCAAATGGCATTAAAATCTAAACAAGGTATATCTGCTGATATACAAAAGCAAGAACTGCAAAACGCTAAAAATATAGCAAACGTACAGTTAGCTATAGATCGTCAAATAGCTGAAGGAGAAAAATTTGCTTGGCAAAATAGAGAGTCTAGAGAGTTAATGGAAATGGATAGAGCTCAAAATTTAGCCGATAAATACGAAGCTCAAGAGTATGCTGCTGAAGCAGAACAATGGGCAGCTTATGGAAACATAGCAAGCAGTGCTGTTAGTGGTCTAAGTAATATTTCAGGTGCTGTAGCTACTAATGCAGCAACAACCCCTGCTCCTACTGGTGGTGGAAGTAATTAAATAAATAAAAAACTATGGGCTATTCAAATCCAAGAATAAATATAAACAAGTCGCTTAGTGTAATAAATAGCGAGATACGAGGTTTTCAAAATAAGTTTGATAAAGCGCTTGGCGAAGCTAACGATAGGCGTATAGATAACTTTAATGCTAATGTTGAGGCTTTAGAAAAAGCAAAAGCTAAAAAACTAATGGGTGAAGACGCTTGGTATCAACAATATGGTAAATATGAACCTAAAGGTGGGTATGAAAAAGGCGTAGAATCATATTTAAAAGGCATGCATGATAGATATTATAATTTAATAGGTTGTGACGATCCTGAATGTATAGCTCAACGTAGAGCGCTATTAAACTTACCTAAAGAATTATCAGAAGACGCAGGTGCTTTTGAGTTTGCTCAAGGTACTTTAAATGAATCGCTATCAAAAGTTGGCATTGACAACAATTCTGTAGTTCCTGGCGGTTTTAACGCTTTTGATACGCCAGCTAAATTTAGAGAAGTATTGCAAAATGGAGGTAAATTAGTTCCTGTTTTTAATGAAGAGACTTTACACACGGATTATAAAATGGTCGATGAAAATGGAGAGCAGAAAGGTGAGTTGATAAGCGGTAGAGATTTTACTCAATCAATACTAAAAGGTGAACAAACTGTAGCTACTTATGGAGATCCTGCTAGTATAGCTAAAGAAATACATAAAAAATCATATGATGATTTAAACATAGAAAGTTTAGGTGTATCAGAGATAGATAAAAGCGATCCTGCTTATCAAACTAAAATAAAAGATTATACTGAAGCTAGACAAGTATATAACGAAGCTATAAAAGATCCAAGACTTTATGAACCTACTCTTAACAATGCTCAAACAATGCGTAGGTCTTGGCCTGTTATGATAACTGATATGGTTAATCTAGCTAAAACAGATGCTGAAGGTTCTGAAGAAGCTAGAATAGCTTTAGGTCCTTTATTAGGTGGTGAAGATGGCAAGTTTGGTGGAAAATATTCTGAAGATGACAATGCTTATACTCCTCAAGCCGCAGCGGGACAATGGGATAACAGCGAACTACATCGTAATATAGCTTTAACTTATTTCACTAGAGACAATCCATCAGATAATATTATGCCTCCTTT